TATCCAATGGCACGCTAAAGCTTATTTGGGCTCCAAAGTTCTGATTACGAATATAAGACGCAGCTGGGTCGTGATTATTGACATCGTTAGACATGTAGAACGGAGTAAATACCAGTGTGCTTGAGTTACAAGCGTGGCCGCCTCCGAAACCCTGTTGACTATACCCGCCTTGGTTAATTTGCACTGCTTGGTTGCTAACTGAACCACTAGATGTAGCCACTGGATTGGCAATAGCAGTTGTACTTCCACCCTCTGCTTTGGCGGGTAGGCAAAGACAGAAGACTATTGCGAGAACACGGACAAGCTGTTTGTAACTGAGTTTGTTGTAATCGTCCTTGTGATGTCTGTTTCTTCCACTACGCCTGCAGCTTTTGTTACCACCTCTAGGCTGTATGGCTTGGTGGTGTCCGTCACTGTATATGTTGTGCCTGAAGCGCCTACAGAGCCGCTGGGAGTCAGATTGTTCGCATTGACGCTCGAGTAAGCGCCTCCATATACCTTTATGTTTAACGTTTCGTTGATTGTTTGAGTCGTCGTTGTCGTTGAAGTCATCGACCCCTGAGTAAAATTTGGCGTCACGGATTGCGCAAAAGCGGCGCCAGGTGTTAAGAGCAGTAGGACTAATAAACGCCACATGTTATTCGATTCGCAGTACTTGAATTCTACAGCGCAGTATGATATTAAAAGTGCAAGTAAATGTGAAAAAACACAGGACGCCATTAAGAGAATTATTGGGAACCCTTGTTCCAGCAGGGGTTTTGACGTGGGCGCTGGGTATGTTAACTGCTAGTTATATGGGGCATGCAAAAGTTGATTCTGCCTTTATATCTTCGCTTGTTACGAGTGTTTTGGCGGTTTATGGAATTACCAGAAAAGAAGATTCAGGCAAGCCTCAGCCTCCGCGTATCAATACACCACAGGCACGTAAACCGCCTTCAAAACCTGGGCCTCCTCCGGCTCCGTAGACGCTATTAAGATAGATTGAGATGCTTATTTAGCAGTGAAGACATCTCAAGCGGGTGTTAACTTAATTAAAAATTTCGAAGGATTGCGCTTGGATTCGTACCTTTGCAGTAGCAACGTCCCGACTATCGGTTATGGCCACACAGGGCCGGACGTTGAGCTCGGGATGCGTACCACGACCCAGAAGGCCGAGCTGCTGCTCAAGAAGGACCTGGAGCGGTTTGAGAAGGCCGTATACCTGGCGATTGATGTTGAGCTATCTCAGAACCAGTTCGATGCCTTGGTGTCCTTCGCATTCAACGTCGGCACAGGCGCCCTCAATGAATCGACGCTGCGAAAGCGGCTCAATGCTGGCCAGGATCCGAACACCGTCGCAAAAGAAGAGCTCCCCCGCTGGAATAAAGGCGCTAATGGCCCTCTAGCAGGCCTCACACGCCGTCGACTGGCTGAAGTCGATCTGTTCTGTCAAAACGCCCCTACCCCTAAAACTGGAATGATTGACATCACCTCTAAGCAGCAGACCTGGCTGAAAAAATCGACCGGCTCCTCTAGCTCACTCTCGAACGAAGAGAAGGCAAAGGTCTACCAGGGCCGCACGATTCCTAAGTGCACTGTCTTGGAGAAAAAAGATGGACACACCTACCTGGAGCTCGGCTTCGGCATGGGTAAGTGGTGGGTCTATGACGCCCATTGGGACGGTTTATTGACGGAGATCGGCGTCGAGGTCTATGCCGAATCGAAAGGCGAACGCTCGCTGCGGGACTTCCCGTACTTCTACCAGCAGGACAACGGTCCTAACGGCTGGCGCCAGTGCCAGAGCAGCTCAATCGCAATGTGCATGCGGTATTTCGACGTTCCTAGCATCCAGGATGACGTTGATTACCTGAAGCTGGTTCAAAAATACGGTGATACTACTTATCGGAAACCACACCATCTCGCGATGAAAGATCTGGGTATGCAGGCTAAGTTCACTCAGACAGCGGATGCAGATGACATCAAAGAGCAAATCGATCAAGGAAAGCCTGTTGCTGCCGGTATTCTTCATCATGGAACTTATACTGCTCCTTCTGGCGGTGGGCACTTCATTGTTATTACTGGATATGGCCCAGATTATTGGCTAGTCCAGGACCCTTACGGCAAGCTGGATCTGGTCAACGGCACGTGGTCGAATACCGGTCCCACAGCGGGTAAGAATGCCAAGTACGAATTCAAGTATATGAACCCGCGATTGTTTGTCAGCGGTGGGGCAGATGGCTGGTGCTGGCTGGATTTCAAAGAGCTTTGATATTCAGGTGCTTATACTTCTTTTGAATAGTTGTCCATCATGATCGATTCGATTAACGAGCTCGAAGTTGGCCTCCGGGATCAGCTGGAAGCGTTAGCGAAAGACATCCGCCAGGCAGAAAGTGCGCTGATTACAACCAAAGAAGGGTACCTGAAGGTACAAGGTGCACTGGAGATTTTGGCTATCCTTAAGTCAAAGGTGACACCGGAGACCAAGGATGATGTGGCAACTGCCATCGCACTGGAGTGAGATGCTAGGGGACTTAAATCGCGGTCGATATCGTGCTCTTGAATTAATCGGAGAGCATTACAAGCGTCCGACCAGGGATCTTCACCTGGATGCGATCATTTGCAACGTCCCCGATGAGGATCTGAAGTGGGTATGCGATCGCATGTACCACTTCGTCCTCAAACTCCTAGAAGAAGCTGAATATGATCCTGCGGCTGATGAGACACCGGATGTGATCGAGTAAGCCGGATAACGGATTTGAACCGTTGACCTTCGCTTTACAAAAGCGCTGCTCTATCCGCTGAGCTAATCCGGCGTGTTTTGTTGATTGCGGAGGTCCCGGTGGACCTTTCGATGGCAGTTAGCGCAAAGGCACTGGCACTTAGCAATCTCGTCCAGGATAGCTTGTCTGCCGCGCTCCTTCCACATCTTCGAAACGGCGTGCTCTTTGGTCCGAGGATCTGTGTGGTGCCAATCGAGTGTGATTGGATCGTCTTCGCCGCAGCGCTCACAGGATTTGGATGCCATCAGGTCTTGATACCACTGGCGTCTATTTTCTCTTGCCCGTTTATTCCTGGCCTTTACCTGTTCTGACTGCAACTGCAGAATTTAGTTCTGCGGGAATGTATCCGACCTAAATCTTTGAATACCCGAGGTGGGATTCGAACCCACGCTGTAGCGATTTTAAGTCGCTTGCCTCTTCCGCTGGGCTACTCGGGCGTTGTAGCAATCTATCGCAAAAGAGAGATGTATGCACTTTACGTTTATGTCAGGGATACATGACAGCCCATGTTCCACACCGAGCAAGATCTTCTAGCGAACTTAATTGTTCTTACTCCGAAACTTGCCCGTCGAAAATTCCGAGAGCACATCTTCGAAGCCTGGGAATGGAAATGCGCCTACTGCGATAAACAATTGATGCCGGACACGGCGACTATTGACCACATCCTGCCAAAGCATAAAGGTGGTCATAATGTCCGGTCGAATATGTGCTGTGCCTGCTCAAGTTGTAATCGCTCCAAGGCTTCTAGCCTGCTGGAGCATTGGTACACGGAGGACCATAAACATTACTCCAAGGAGAGATTTGATAAACTAATTGAATGGATGGAGCAGAAACCCTGCTCGATTAAATTACCTTCCACTGGGAAGGCCGTACCGTATATCAGTAATGACTTCTACCTCGGCTGGGTCGCAACCTGAAGCGAAGAAATTCCTTGAAGGCAAGGTGGATGAGCTCTTTGCTCAACAAAAAGAAAAAGAGATTGCTGACCTGCAGGCTGCTCGTACTCCCGGTGTCGGCGATCAGGCTCTAACTGGCGCTGTTCCGCTTACGATTCGTGAGGCTTATGAAAGTGGCCGTCTCCGGGTCTAATCATGGCTGATCGAGCGAAGGCTAAGCGACTGGCTAAAGAACGGATGAAGTGCAATAAGCCTCGCCGTGACGTGCAGGGCGGCAAGAAGTCTGTCGTGAAAGCCTGCGAAGGTGGTGAAGAGAAGATCATCCGTTTCGGTGACGCCAATATGGAGATTCGACGCGACAATCCTGAAGCTCGCAAGAACTTCAGAGCCCGCCACAACTGTGACGAGAAGAAAAGCAAATTAACCGCTGGCTACTGGAGCTGCAAGGCTTGGTAGTTAGATCAACTGCCAGCTGCGCCACCACTTGGTAATCACGTATTTGTTTCCGCTTACTGGTGGACACGCTTCATGCATTGTCTTTAGGTTTGGTATCCCGTTTTTATAGAGATTATTCCAAGCGAGCAGCATTCCACGTTTCGGTTTAATTCTTAAATTTAGATGCTTAAAGTAAGTTTCACCGCCTTCTTCTACATCATTTAGATATATCATGCTGGTCCAGGTTCTCTGCCCCATCCAGCTGCAGTAAACCTTGTATTCCTTGGTGTGCGGCGTGAAGAAGTCCCAATGCTCTTTGTAGTATTGCCCTGGCTCATATCGCTGTGCCTGCATGGTTTCTCCCAGGAATGGGTGTAGCCCCATCCACTCAGAAATGCGCCGATCAATAGAAAGGAAGAAAGGATCTTGGAAGTAGTGGAGGTCCGAGGTTTTACTGGTGCGGTAATTTGAGACTTTGCACGTGTCTTTCTCATCTGAAACGGTTGACGGACGTAGATTCGTGTCAATCAGTGCCATTAAATTTGTACATTCTCCCTTGCTCAAGAAGTTATCCAGAGTGTAAACCTGCGTGAAAGGATAGAAAATTCTTTTAGCCTTCAGAGTGAGAGGAATGTGGTAGAACTTTTTATAGTCAATCTTGTCTGGTTTTGCGCGGAACGAGCAGAGTTTTTCTATCTGCTCCAATTCTTCATCTGTGCAGCCATGAATGTCCCGGAATGTCCTGTGGAGCTGCTGTTTGCTGACACCACCAACTGCGGATTTCATGTACTCCCGCAAGAGAATACTTTCAGTCATAATTTTGGCTTTACAGTAGGTAAAATGTATAGGTCGATCAGTAATACCGCAAGTGGAAGCAGTATTCTTAACGTTTGCTGTCGTATTTGGTGGTATATACAGCCTAAGCTCTGTTTTACTTGACCAAAATGCAAGGCAACTCCCAGGGGCCACAACCGGACGAGTTCTTAAAGACCTTCGTCGCAAGTAGGCCTGAGTTATCAAACCAAGACACACCGGATTTTGCGGTTGATGAGCGGTACATTCCTCCGCAAGGTCTCCAGTATCCCTGCAATTGACGTTTAGTTCAGCGCTGGTAGGATACTAAGAAGGTTTAGAACAACCATGGATGCACTAGATCTTCCAATGGACGTGGAGTTCTCAATCCACGCCGCCGCCCTAGCGATTCAGAACCTGGACCGAGAGGAGTTGGAAGAGGCGTTCATTGAGATGCTCCACCAAAAAGCCCTGGACCGTCAGATGTTCCTGGGAATCCTTAAAGATCACGGCATTGACGCCGACGTAAATTTCCACTTCTCAACGCTCGGGCAGGTTTCTTAAGCATCATGCCAACACGCACTATTACCGGTACCCTCGATACCTTCAGCGTCGACGCTGGCAGCGAAGTGACCTATGAGGGTCCTTCTTCCGCTGGTGATAAAGGCCTGAATATCCGTGCTTTCAAAGTCAACCCTGGCAGCACTGGCGACATCATCGTCAAGCTGGATCGTTCTTCTGGTGTGAACACCGTTGAGATCTTCCAGGAAGACAACTACACTGCTGGCTCTTCTCCCAGCGGCTGGTCAAAGTTCTCCAATATCGCTCAAAGCGGCAAAGGTAAGGGCGGTTGCGCCGTGACCGTGACTGATGCCACCAAGGATTACATTGTCCTGCTGACTCTGGACGGTTATTCTGAGGTGAGCTACGGCGGCTCTGTTGAAGTCCCCTAAGGAAGAACCCAGCTGGAAGGATTATCCTTACCTTACTCAGAAAGGAATAGACCTAATCAAGCGTTACACCGTGCCCCGTACCGATCTTGGTATGGGGCGTTTTGCTGCGTACAAGGAATACGGTGAGCTGGACTGGAGGATCGGGTACGGAAGCAAAAGCCTGGGACGCTTGAAAAACCTGGGATGCATGGATCGCGGCACAAGGCAGCAGATTGAGGATCAACTGGTAGAGGACCTCAAAGCCTTCTCCCAACGAATCGGTGAGTACATCTTTGTCCCGTTGAACCGTAACCGTAAAGCAGCTGTCCTGAGTTTCGCCCACAGCATTGGATTCCCAGCGTTCAAACACTGCCGCTTACTGGAGCTGATCAACAGTCACGCCCCTAAAACCGCGATCATCCGTGAGTGGAGCCCTTACATCAACAGGATTTGGTTCTCTGGTGGAGACCGAATGGTGAGTCGGCGTCGCACCGAGCTCGACCTGTACTACGCGGCAGATAAGGAAATTCCTACATTCACACCG